GCCCGCTCCGGTCGCTGGAGCGTATTTATTAAGAGTGGGGTACTGGTGGGGAAGATTCCAAGTAAATCCTTGGTAGCCCTGTAAAGAACAAGGGCTGAAAATCCTCTCCAGCAGAAACCAGGATGTCCAAATTGAACAAAGGATGCCCGAGTGAATACCCGAGTAGATGGAGTTGTTGCAAACTGAGATAATCAGATGACCCAGTGTAATCTAATCTCTTACCAGGAATCATGCGCCAAGGGTTGTACCAAGGCACTTCCACAGTGAGTGATGGGTTCACATCTGGATGCATCACAGCAGCACCATGCATAGAGGCGGCCACACGATTGGTCACCCCCTTCAACGCATTTCTCGAAACCTCATCCAAACTACCAAAAGTGGTGGGATTATATGGTGTAATCGAGTTAGCGAATTTGGCGGTGCCAACTGACGTAGCTGCCGTGTTGTTCACATATATGGGGTACGTCTGACCATTATGACGTTTGAACATGAGATACTTAAATCTCATAGAACCACGCCAGCCAGCATGTGCCATAGTGACCCAATGGATCAAAGTAGTCGCTGTGTAGTTATACTTGGCGGGAGAAACTGCTCCATTGCCAAAAGCACCAGGGACGTTACCTCGAAATATCGGGAATGCAACATGGCGTATAGAAATCTCAACATCATTAACAGAGGCTCCTAGGCCACTAGCGATGGGTATCCTCAGAGAGTGTTCGAACCTTTTGAGTAGCGTTCTGAAAGAAGGAATGCTCTCACCATAAAAGACAAGTGCCAAATTGTCCGGCACATTTGACTCCTGGATGTCATCCTTTTCGGAATGCTCACCATAAGCTGGATCATCACCTGCCAAAGCACACTCTTCCCCAGACTGTGGTTCAAAACCACTTTGAGGTTTGAATGTGTATAGGCCAAAGGTGTCATTAGGCTCAATCACTTTGAAGTCAGGCCCTGCTGAAATGTAAACATTAACCCATACTGTACTTGGGCTGCCGGTGGAGGTAGTTAGTGGGTTTACCACAAACACTCCAAGAACACCATTACCTGGCGCTCCGGTGGTCATCAAAACAGATTGGCTATGCATGTCAGCAGAGCTAACAAATCCTGGGTAGTTATGTGGGAGATAAGACAATGTGTTACCGTTACCTATAGAAATGGTTATGTCGCTAGTCTCTCCAATGTCCACTATTTCTTGCTTATTGACATTAAATTCGCCATCTGCAATGAATGTGGATGAGAACCGCTTAGGTTCGTAAACGAACCTTATTCGGCCTTTATGGTGAGATGAGCAACACACTTGGAACCTGAAGTTCAAGGTCCCAGTCCATCGACTAAAAGGTAGCGTGGCCATAGCTGTTGCGGTCAAGGTTAACCCGCCATCGGAAGTTTCCGCGAACTGGCAGGGGTCAACTCTAGTATTCCACAGCAGAGCGTCTGGCGCATCACTAGTCTCTATGGGGAACTGGGCATACCAGCTCTCCCTGGACACTATGTTGGCTATACTTAAGGTATCTCCCGGATCCAGACCAACGATTCTAGGATCTATCGTGGTCTCTTGCTTGTCGTCAACGGTGAGTTTGAACACATTCTCAGGTACAGTGCCGTTGGCCAAATTACCAGCATAACTAGGCTGTATATGATTGGGAACAGTGCCAGTTGCGGGTCTGGAAAACCCAAATTGCTTAGCAACGTCCCCAACAGCACTAGCGACTTGGCCCGTAGCGGTCGCGTACGGTCCTATGACTGGGAGTTTGGACAAAGCACCCGATGCCATGGCGATGGCGGAAGCTGGCCCAGATATCAAACCTGGGTTAACCTTGTCCGATTCCATACCGGACTGGGCCACGATGCCATTGGCGTTGAGTGCTGTGGGAACAGCCAGTTGGACGTCCGTCGCCCATGCAAATACTGTAATGGTTAACGGATCAGTCCCACCAGCCGTGTGATTCAAAGGAGCGATGTCTCTCATTCTAATGGAGCCTAAGTATGCGGCTGAACCAGTGGTCACATCTAAGTAATCCTGGTGATAAAAGAAGGGGAGAGTCAACACTCCACCGGACGAAGTTGTTGGATTTAAGAATATTCTTGGGCATTGTGATAAAGAAATCAAATCCCCAAGCTCATTAGCAAACCCATTCGTCTGATCGAATGCCGAGCATGGAATGTACGAAGCCATTGCCCTACCAAAGTAAAAACTGTTGCCATTAACAATAAACTTGACATGCAGTTTCAAACTCATGAGGGTAAAATTGGAAATTCTATTCGAGACACGCTTGTCTGTAAGAAACCTAGTCCATGGATCAAAGGACAGGTTCATAGAAGTGCCTAACTCCCAAGTAGCTTCGTAGATGCGTATGGGACGAGATAGAAAGTCTTCAAAACTCGCTGCCTCGTTCCCATTACGAGCGCGGGTGGCCTCTAAAGGACCAGAAGCATCAACGCACTCGCCAATATCGGCATCACGGAAACGAATATTTTGCTCCGTAGACAACATGGTACAACCTCCTGGATTAACTTTGGTTTCAAACCCTGACTGTGGTACAACCTTTTGGTCATCAGCAGGACAAACACAATGTTCATGGTGACATCTGGGGCAAAACCCAGAGAGTGGGAAATCCATCACACTCCTGGGCGAGCAGGTCTCGTGAGAGCTGCTCTTTGGTTTAACAAGTTTCCTCTTTCGAGGTGTTTTATTGATTTTAGTAGGTTTAGAAAGTCAAGAATAGTCTAGGGTGAAAGACTCAACACACCCAAGACAAATGTTTCTATTTGGTGGACTACGCCTCCACTAAATAGCGGTACCCTCGTAAGGGTGTCCGATACGTGCAAAGCCTAATTAATGTACTTACGAAACATATAAA